GAAGACGAACCTAACTGGTCTCCTACAAAGAACTCTTCGAATCCAGACTTGGAAATAATTTTGTCACAGATTTCAATCTGTCTTTTCTCTTTACCAATACGACGAATGAATGCATACCAACATACTTGTGTGAAGTATGAGAAAGGATTCTTAGACTTCTCTGGGTCAAAACGATGACAATAGATTACACAGTTCTCAACTGCATCCATGACCATATCTTGACGGTAGATGTAGTTAGAAAAGTTAGGTCTCATTGACAGGTGTTCTGCAATGTCTAGGAAACACTTACCAATATAACGGGGAACTACAGGACGTGTGTCACCATTCTCTTGTGCTTCATCTACCTTCTTTCTGTAGTCGACAAATGCCGCATACATTTCTTTGTTATCAATAAAGTTGTTCTTTTTCTGTCTAGGCATGAATGGTTTTATTCTGAAGTTATTCTACCAAAAATGTATGTAAATGTCAACATACTTGACAAGTAGTCTAAATGTGTGTACAATGTAAGTGTAACGAACAGAAACAGTTATAGTCTTTAAGACTCAGGAAGATTTGGAGAGTCATTAAACAAGTCTTCTAGTTCACTACGACACTCATCTATAGTTCCAACGTATCCAATATTATCTTTACTCTCTACTTTACGTTTAATAGGTGAAGATAGTTTAGCTGAGATTAAAGCTTTGAAATAGAATTCTAATCCGAACTTATCTAGTTCAGACATTGATATAATATGACTACGATTGATTAACGACATACTATCAGATGAATATAACATCCACTTCTTAGGTAACAAACCAGAAATGGCGACACCCTTCTGATGGTCTATCTGTGTGGTCTCGTTAATAACAATAGGATTATCAATCAAAAAGAAGTCAGTTTCGTTTTCTTCACATGGTGATACTTCGGCGAGAATCTCTTCACCGGTAATCAGTTTTAGTGTTGCGTAGAAACTGGTTTCTTGCATAAGTTAAAATAGTTCTTCTACACTAGTATTTATATACACATCATTTATCTCATATTCAAACGATTCCTCTACATAAAATCGGATTCTATCTGTTAAATGATTGAGAGTAAAATTGGCCCGACCACCACTCTTTCTAAAGTCATCGGCAATATCATATAACATACATTCATTCTTACCTTTTCCCTTTCTCAATCCACGACCAATGGATTGTAAAACTCTCACTCGTGATTTAGAAGGAGAAGCAAAAATAACATGATGGAGATTTTTAATGTTAACACCAGTGGACATAGTGCCATAGCTACCAAAAATAATATTATTGTCACTTGTCTCCGCAATCTCGCGTACCCTCTCTCTTTGATGTACGTCTGTACCACCATGAATAAGATGGGTCGGCCGTTCCGTAATTGTGGACATCCTCTCGTGCAGGGGTATCCCATGTCCTTCAACCCGTGTAAACAGGACAAGCACGTTACCTTTGAGTTTGTTTGATAACTCACAGATGTATTGGTTTCTTTCATCACATTCTCCGAGATATTCGATTTCATCGTTGTATGTTTTGAATTGTTGTGGGGGATGACTAATTAGATTAATTTGAACTTTAAGTTTAGCAAGGAAACCTTTCTTCATTAAATCTGCAGAAGATGTGGTCCTAAACACTGGACCAAAATGTGACTCCAGAATTAATTGATTTACATTCTTACCATCTAATGTACCGCTGAAACCGAAACGCCACTTGGCATCAGGACACTTCTTCATAATCCCCTGTAACACCTTTGCTTTAAAGTTATGACACTCATCCCCGATAATACCATCAAACTGTCGATACCAAGACTTCTGGAGACCGTAGATAGATTGGAATGTAGAAATAGTAACTGGTGATTTTGTATCTATTGAATGACCTTGATAGATTCGGTGTGTATTCTCTGCTTCCCATCCGTAATCTAAGAAGTCTTTATACATCTGTTCGACCAAAGACTTTGTTGGTACTACTATTAAGACTCTTTTACCAATTGACTTTAGATATCTTGCAATACTATAAATCATTAACGACTTACCAGAACCTGTCGGTGATATAATCGTCTTACGATATTCTTTCAATGCATGGAACACAGTATCGATCTGATACTCTCTTGGTTCTACATTGGATATCTTTGTCATAAACAGTTCTACACCCTCCTGGAAGATCCTCTCATCGGTCTCATAGGGGACACCATAGAACTTGTTGTCTTCAAACTCCCAAGTGTAATCATGTTTATCTAACCATTTACAAAGTCGAAAGACTAAACCACATGGAATGGTTGACGCTGATACACTGCACAATCTTATCTTGCCATCCCAGTACTTCTTTCTATAAGCAGGAGAAAAAGAGGCACCCTCCACATCAAAGGAGAAGGCCTCTTGTAACTCATACAAAATATGTTGAGGACAATCTAGATGTAAATCAATTTCGTTCTTTTTACTAATGATAACGTCAGTCACAAGAACTCATCTCACTGAGTCTATTTAGACAGTGATGTCAACACTTCCTGTACCACCACTGGGATTCAAAGTAATACTACCATCACTAGAAGTAATCTTCGTGACTACTTCAGTACCAGGAATTGTACCAATTGACACCCATTTATCACCATCATACACATAGGTAATATCATTTGATGCAGTGAACTGGTTTCCTTGTGATGGTGTTCCAGGTGGAAATTCGATAGACATAATAGTTTTATTGGTATTTAGAAACCATTACCACTTTTATCTAATACTTCAATCGTATCTACATCATGATCACCTCTAAACCAGATAGCTTTTACTAGGTCATAACTATCCACTATGAGTGACTTACCATCCTTCAGAACTACACGATACTTGTGTCTATCGTAGTGTTTGTCACAGTATGTTGTGAAGTATCTTGGATCTTCTTTCTCAAACACCGCCACTAAACTGTCTCCATGCAATAACGTTCTTGATATTATAACTCATCTGATGAATCTGTTTCAAGATCTCATTCAGGGTATTTACCGTACATGCATAGTATTCAATTTTAGTCTCGATATTATTCAAGTCTTCATCAGCTGCCATCCATCTTGGAATCTCGGCCTTGGCAACCTTATGTTTGAATGGTGCGTTTTCGTATTCTTCTGGTTCAGCTTTACCAGAATAGTATAACCATTTCTGATGTTCTGCAGTTTTTAACTCTGATATTGCTCTCTTAGTCAATAGACTGAAGTGATTGTGAAAAGCAAGATATCGTGAGTGAAGTTGTGGAATCTTAATTGATGCCTGGTCAAGTAGAACATCATCAATTACAGAGTCCTTCTCCCACATCTCTTGTATTTGTTTCAGGTCCATAATATATCATGAATTATGTAAGTATTTATCAGTTCTGTAGACCACCAATAGACGATTGTAGATAGGTTTTACGTTCAGTAGATGGCATCGATGCGTCAGTTACACCAGCTGAATCATATACTGTATAATTAAAATAGTTATATCTAAATGATACTTCAGCAGTGAAGTAATTGATGTCAGGGACACTACTATCAAATGCAACAGTTGATAATGATACAGGGAATGCATCCTTAAATATAAACTCCGCTACAGGACGATAGTTACTAGACAATACTGTCAATGAACAATCACATCTCCACTGATTATTACCCCAGGTAGCAAGTCCTTTACTATCCCTTGCAATATTAGGGACCCTATCGTCTACTGCATCATCCTGTGTGTTATATGTAAACTCCTGTGATGCAAATGGTGTTGTAATACGTCGAATCCAATCGTGAACCTGATAGTAGTTCTTCATGTTCTCATCAATCAGAAACTTTACAAACAATGGTTCGTAGTATAACTCATCACCTGGTTGATATATCTTATTCAAACGTGTTCCTTGTTCTGCTGTTCCCATTGAGATAGCAGGAATGGCAGCACTCTGACAGAAGAATTCAACTGCAGGCATCTTACTAATCTGAAACTGGAACCCAATAGGTGATAAGAAGTTCCTGTTTTCAACCATACTTGGTCTCTGTTCATATGGCAGAGACCTATTGTCTGTCTGATTCGACATATTATCTTTTGTTATTATTTATGTGTATCCTCCCTGAGTGAGACAACACATTTTTCAACACATTCCTTGTCCTCCAAGTTACATTCAGTTACACATTCAAAGTATTCTTCTACTGCATCCCATGTCTGTTCATGTGTTTTGTTCATAAGTATGTGTGAGTTTCAACACAGTTATTTATTATATACTCACAAAAAAAGGGACCCGAAGGTCCCGAAGTGTAACACATTGTGTGTTTAGATCACATAAGATTCTCAATCTTAACGCGTCTGTAGTAACGGTTGGTGTTGTCTGCAAGACGTCCCAAACCTTGGTTACCACCGAACTGACCATTGATACCACCTTCAGCATAAGGGTTAGCAACAATACCGTAACGGGTCTTGAAGCCGATGTTAGGCTGGAATGTTTCAGCAGAAACACTACGAACCATCTGAAGAGGGATGTAAGGACAGTAGAAGAGTCCAGCATCATAAGCATTGGTGCCCTTGTAACCAGCTAGGTAGTAGTGAGTGTCACTTACGTTAGCAGAGAAGGGGTCAATGTAGACCTTAAGCTTACCATTGATTGTACCAGCGAATAGATTACCGGTATCATCAACGTTAAGGTTGGCGTTGAGTGCAGGGGTGTAGTCAAGTACACCAGCCATGGTTAGAGCGGAAGCAACGTCTGCAGAACAGATGATGAAGTTTCCTTTGCCACGACGAGTGAGTTGAGCAATTGCGTTACAGTCACGCTCAATCTGGAAGAGAAGACCTTTGAATTTCTCAACTGACCAACGACCGTTGGAGTCTAGGTCAAGGTCAAATGTACCAGCCTGGTTAACATTGTTTGCAGCACCAGGAAGAGCTGTACGATATACAGTACGGATGACTTCACGGTTGATCTCAGCTAGAATCTCAGAAGAGAGGATGTTAGCGAGTTCAGCTTCGGCGTCAAGACCATGAACAGCACGGAGATCCTGTGCAAGTTCCATGGAGTACTGAGCCTTGAGGGCACGACCTCTGGCTTCTACAACGACCTTCTCGATTGAGAAGCCCATCTGACGGAAACGGTAGTCACCGTCGGCACCATTAAGACCTGGAGTACCATCATACTGACCAGCATGCTCTAGCTGGTGTGTTTGCATGGCACGAAGATCACCAAGCATGGGATCGTATGTACCATCGCCACCACGATTACCATCAAGTGGATCAGATAGAAGTCCACCAG